CCTGTTGGAAAAAGTCTGGTACTAGTTCATGTACTGGAATTTGCTTTTCCCAAAAATCTGTAGATACTGAATCGTTTTCTCTACTAAGACTACCTAGTAATGGAACTATTTTTTCCTCCATTGCATCTGCAATTTCATCACTAAGTTTTATACGTAAGATAGGTATTGGAAATAAGTTTGTAAACATTTAAACTCCAGGACAACAGTCAAATGATATTGAAGTTCTAACAACATCATCATTTCTGCCAGATTCTACAGCATGTTTTATATACGAAGGGAATAATAACAACAAGCCTTTTTCAGGCCATATGTCGTGATGTCCTTGTACAAATTTATTTAAAGGATTGCCTGCACGAACATACTCGGCTGTGTTGTTAGGATTATAGAAGCGTATTGGTCCTGCATTTTCATTTGCTCTAATAAAATAGGTTCCGCTTATGCCATTTATGCCATGTTGATGTATGTCGTGTCTATCTTGTTTTACATAATTTTGTGTCCAGTAACGGACTTTAAAATTAGGATTAACAAAATAGCTTGTTTGATCAGCATACTCGTATGCAGCTGTTCTTACTACGTCCCAAAAGTCAGGAACAATTTCATGCACTGGAATTTTGTTTTCCCAAAAATCTGTGTACATAGTATCTACAGAAATGTATTCATCACCAACTGAATCTAGTATAGGTGTGTTACGTTCTAACTTATCTAATAATGGAACAATCTCATTCTCCATTGTGTCGGCCATATCTTTATCTATATGATGCGTTAGTATAGCTACTGGGAATAATTCTTTTATTTCCATTTACTTACTTTCTATTTTTTGACTATCGCCAGGACCAATTCTATAATTGTCCTCAACACTATCAGCAGTGCTAACTTCAGTTACACTTCCTTCTTTACTAACACAAATTAGCTGATGTGGTTGTAACGGAGGATTATGCCATGTTGCACCTTCGATTAATTCTTTTTCATATAATGTAGAATTATCAGTATCAATATACGCAACTTTAAATATTCCACTATTTACAAACCAAGTTTCGTCTTTTTCTTTATGAAAGTGCATACTTGTCTTAGCACCTTCTCTATTAAATACCATTATCTTACCGCAGTAGTGTTCGTTGGTGGCCCATATCATTTCGTAGCCCCAGCCCTTATTTACTACACCGGTTAATCTAGTTGGTTGATCCATTAATATATTCCTCTACTGTTTCAAATTCAATTCCACTTGTTACTGTACTTAATTTTTTTATATCAGCGCAAGTGTATTCTTGATATTGTCCTTTTAATTTATTAGGCATTGCTATATAGTTTATTTCTGCATTATATTTTTTAGCAATTGCTTCTGCCACTGTTTGAAAACTTGTTGCTTTGCCAGTTCCTGTATTAAACAGTCCTGACTTTTTATTATTTAATAGTTGTAAATGTATTTTACAAATATCATTAACAGATATAAAATCTCTTTTATATTTGTCACTATTTTCAAATAATGTTATAGTTCCAGTTTCTGTAGCTTGGGTAGTAAACTTACTCACCGGACTCATCATATCATTTTTATGATCTTCAAACGGTCCAAATACATTAAAATAACGTAATCCTTGAACTACAATATTATGTTTTTGCTGTTGCCATACCCATCTATCAAATAGATATTTACTGTATGCATATGGGCTCTGTGGTTGCTTAGGAGCGTCTTCGTTAAAGTCTGTATTAGTACCGTATACACTGGCACTACTAGCATATTGAAAGTTTACACCTTTAGTATTACATTGATGATAAAGCCATTTAGAAAACTCATAGTTTTGTAACATAACTTTGTCTACATCTGTTTCTGTAGTAGCAGAGATTGCTCCAAGGTGTATAACCCAATCAAATCCTTCTACTTCAGGTAAAAAATCATCCTGCCATTCGTATCCTGATAACTCAAAATTATCTTGTAAATAGAATGTTAAATTCTGTCCTACAAATCCTTTATGACCTGTTATTAGTATTTTCATCTCTTGCCTTTAAAATATCTGTTGTACTATGTCCTTTAACTGTAGGCACAATATAGACAGGTGCTAAATCGTGACCTACTACTTCTTCTATTGTATAGTCGCCACCTTTAACAATTAAATTAGGTTTTATATCTTTAATTAAATTATAAGGGGTTTCTTCACTAAATTCAATAATTTCATCTACATACGGAATTAATTCAAGTTGTTGTCTACGTATAGCAAAATTATTATAAGGACGATCGTTACCCTTTAAGTTCTGTATAGACTCGTCTGAATTTAATCCTACAATCAAATAATCACCTTGCGCTTTAGCTTCTTTAAGAAGTGTTAAGTGCCCAGTATGTAGTATGTCAAAACACCCGTTTGTAAATACTGTCTTTTTTCTAATGTCTTCAGGCGTTAGAACGTAAGTACCATGCCGCTTTACACTTTCGGTTGAACCAACAACAGCAATATCAAGACATTCTTGAAACTTCATTCCGTTTGTTAATCCATAAACAAAAGAGGCAAGAAAACAATCTCCAGCACCAGTTACATCTGATACTTCAACTTTATTAGGTGTAGAGATATATCTAATTTTTTCAAATTCAGCAGTACATGTATTACCGCCGCTAGTGATAATTATATTACCTTCCCATTTATCAAACCCAAGATCAATAAATTCTTTAGCATTAGGTTTAACTAACCATGCACCTTTATAATGATCTGCATGTCTTTTTGGATCAACAATAACTTTACAATTGTGCTTATTACAGTGTTTAATTATTCGTGGTGCAGCATCAAGCACACCTTTATTATAATCACTTAAAATTACATATTCAAAGTCAGACAAATCTAATTCTTCAATATCATCTGCAATACCGTCTCCGTTTGCAATAACATCTTGATCAATACGTGTAATATAATGATTATCACTTAGCACTCTTGTCTTTATTGATTTTTCATCATCGTAATGAAGTTGTGTTACATGTACACCAAGTGATTCTAAGTTTTTAAATACTAAAGATGCACCACCGTACGAATCGTATTCGTTGGTTACATTTACAACAGGAACAGGTGCTTCAGGATTTAATCTAGTAGTAGTTCCATGAATATATCTATCGATAATAATATCGCCAATGATTAATACTTGCATATCTATATTATACTATACTCCGTTAGGTTAGTCAAGTAGTTTTATTACATCAATAACTGTTTTTAATTTTGTAATATTACTCTTTCTATTTAAAGTGTTCATTAATCCGGAATGTAGGGGCTTTGGCCATTTTCCAAAACTAACCCACGCAAAACCGTCATGTTCGCTATTTAATTTTGGTAGGAAATCTTTTTCAATAACGCACAGATATGTATGGAAGTGAAACTTAGAGTCATTAGAAATAAAAGTTTCTAATGGTATTGTTTTCTTAATATCTATTACGCCAATTTCTTCTTCAATTTCGCGACGCAATCCTTCAAAAGGACTTTCGCCCTCTTCATTACCGCCACCTGCAAGACCCCACAGGTTATTACGTTTCCCATTTGCTCTATGCAAAAATAGAAATCTGTTTGATTCTAAAGAATAAATTAATGCGCCACTACAAACGATGTCTCTCATACTAATAATTATGCTAGTATGTCATTCTCCAAGTGCCGTTTGGATATTCGCCTTCGTATGACAATATCCAATTTTCGCCAGTCCATTTGTATTGAGTTTGTGTATTAAGATTAGTAACAAAAGTTTCGTTAGATACAGAACTAGCATCAAAGACTATGTGCCAACTTAATCCGTCCCATTCGATAATATCATTTTCGCTTGCAACAAAATTACTATTATCTTCATTTTTCCAAGCAATTGCTCCGTTGACATTTGATGCATCGCCGATACTACCTAGTAATAATAATCGAGTATTTGTTGAACTATCTTGAACTTGTCTTGGATCAAAGCGTGTAGGATCGATTATATATTCTATACTTCCTCTAGTACCGTTAGGCCCAACGATGTCACTATCTGAAGGTAATGAATCTTCATCAAGTGAAACAATTTGTAATTCTGTTTCATCTAATGTATTAATTTGAACAGTTCCGACAATCTCTAATCCTGTACTTCGTTGTAATCTAAGTTGTGTTACCCCTGCTTCATAAATAAATGGCTGTGCAATCATCCAGGCTGTCCATGAAGTTGATCCAACAACTCCGTTCTTTATTAGTTTAGCAACTCCGTCAATAAACACAATGTCATAATCTTGATATGTAGTAACAACTAATGCATCTTCATTAGTTAATGCTTGCCCGTTGTTAATTTTATCAGTTTCTTCATTTTCTTTAATTTTTTGTTCAACTAAACTTTGTGTATATGCGTTTTCGTCTATATTTACTTCTAGTCCGTTGTCTGCAAATATAGCTGTAATGATTTTAGTAATAACACCAAGTTTCTTAACTTTTGCCGGCGGACTAATAAAGATTGGTGTAGTTAATGTTATAGTAGCTACGTCGATCTCGTTTTCAGTACCAGTTGGGATTGATCTTGAAGTAAAATTAATATTATCCATATTTAACACACTTAGACTAGTCCAGTCAATATAGTTGTCTGTAGTTTGTATTTCTAAACTAGGATTAAACAACATAAAAATTTGTTCAAGTATTTGTAATTTTTGATCTGTATTTGTACTCCAAATATCAACATTAACAGTAAGAGTATACGGAGTAGGCATTAAGCGTTCAACTGTATAATTTTTTCCTGCTTGATTTAAATATTCTTGTCCTGCACTATCATATGCACGTTCTCGTACGTTTAGTTTGTTTACGTAACTACTATCAGCTAATCTTGCAGTATCCATTTCTAAATTAGTAATGTATACAGCCATACGTGGCGCACTAGGTATTTTGTTCTCGCTATTGTCACGTAAAATGCTTCCAACTTGCCTAGTTAAATCACCATACATAACTGGTACTTGTACTAATCTACCTTGACCATCTTTATAACTAAATTGTCCAAACAGACGTATAATCTGTGTCAAGTACCTTCTTATTTGTCCATCATAAAAATGTTGCATTAGTTATCCGCCTTTGGTCTAAGTGCTTTAGATAAACTTTGTCTCTCAGTAACTTGTTCACCTGCAATATTGTTTGTACCAGTGTTATTAATAAAGTCGCCTTTTTGTGTATTTGTATTATCGTCACCATAAACAAATGCACGTTTAACATCATAAACTTTGTTCCATTTATTATTTTTATATTGAAATAATCGGTTAGGTAAAAAGTCTGTTCTTAAAAAATAGTCATTAGTTTGCGGATCACCCGGAAATGCTACGCCAAACCCAAATGCTTCACCATTAGGAGATATAGCATCGCCGATAATATATCCTCTATATCCTGCTCTATCTGGCGGCGCCATTTGAGACAAGCCGGAAGAATCTTTAGTTTCAGTTAGCTCAACAATACCGTCATCGTCGACAGCAAGTGAAAAGTAATGACTAATGTCATACCCTGATTTTTCTACGTTAGTAGTTGCTTCACTGACTACCGCTTGTGCAATTTGCATTTCTTTTTCGTATGTAGATAAAATATCTCTAAGATTGTCTCCGCCTGGATCT